ATATATTAAGGAGATATTTATGAGTACTAATGCATTACCCTTGCTCGGTATTGATGGCGATGATAAAATGGAAATTACCATTGAACCAGCTATCCATCATGTGGTAGCAAAAGTTAAATTTGATATGTCTGTTGTGGATCAACTTAATGAAGAAATTGATAATGCATCAATTCCTAATGCTTCCTCACACCAGAGTAAACTTGTTGGTCAATTTAGACAAGATGAAAGATCAGCTCAACTTGAAATGGATTTAACTACATCAGTTGGAATACAATTCAAAACAATATTAAATTCTGCTGGAACATCATTTTTAAATAATGGTTATAAGAAAAAATCTTACGCAGATTGTTATACTGTTTGGAGTAATCATTGTTATGGTGGTGATTATAATCCACTACATGAACATAGTACACCAACATATGCTGGTTTATCTGGATTTATGTGGTTAAAGCTACCTGATGAAATGAAGGAACGTCAACTAAATCGTGGTCAACATAAAGTTGATTTCAATACGACAATTGGCCAATACGATGGTTGGAATCATATCATTTGGGGATTAGGTTCTAAATCTGATTTATATAGATTGAAAATGCCGTGTGAAGAATATGTTCAACCAGAAGTTGGCACTATGTGGATTTTTCCTAAATGGCTGCATCATCAGGTTATGCCATTCTATGGTTCTGGTGAACGCCGTTCTCTTGGTATGAATTGGAATGTTGTTGAGTCTCAAAGTGAACTAAAAAAAATAATGACTCCAACAGAGTATGAAAGTTTTGTAGAAAGAATTCCAGAAGATTGGAATAGAAATGAAATCTATCCTGTAGAAATGGGTGGAATTACAATTCATGTAAAGTTAGATGATGTCTGATTTTATTCATACTGTAGAAATGCTTGATAAATCACTCTGTGATGATTTAATTGAATATTATCATAAGAGCAGTGAGTATAAACAAAAAGGTGTTGTAAGTGGTGGGCTCAAACCTGACTCTAAAACATCTACAGATGTTACAATTTTTCCCAATTCTACGAATAAAACTATAGTAACCTATTTGGAGTTTGTAAATCAAGTTCTTGGTAGTTACAAAGAAACGTATGATGCGTTTATGTATCCAGTTTGTTTTGCAGAAGGAATGAATATTCAATATTATGAGCCAGGTGAAGGATTTCCTAAGTGGCATTGTGAAAGAGGTATGTATCAAACTAATCAAAGAGCATTAGCTTTCATGACATACCTAAATGATGTATCAGACGGTGGTGGAACAGAATGGTTGTATCAAGAGAAAAAACTACAACCAAAGAAAGGACTCACTGCCATCTGGCCAACTGACTTCACACATACACATAGAGGTATCATATCTCCTACAGAAACTAAAATTATTATTACTGGATGGTTTAATTATGTGGATGTTGTTGCTGCACATCGGTATTACACTACAGAGTATGGTAAGGTGATTCATCAACTAAAAGAAAATCCAGATGCAAAAGTGAGTCTTAATCTAGAGGATAAATTAAATGGATAAATATGAAAATTTTATACAAAATGCAAACTGGAGTGTCAGAGAGGAGCCTGCTGTAAAAATATTTAGTGCAGACCTTCCCACCACAATCCTTGATGAAGTAAATGAGTATATTGACACAGATACTATTCCAAATAATGTTGATTATGCTAAGAATTTAGCAGGACAATTAAAAGAAAATGAAAAGTCTGCACAACTAGAATTTGATTGTAATAAAGGTGTTGGTTTACAACTAAAAGGTCTTTTAGATACAATGGCTACTGCATATTTACAAAAGGCATATAGCCGTATATCTAAAGCAGTCATTTCTGATTTGTGGACAAATCACTCATATGCTGGAGACTATAATCCATTTCATGATCATGGTGTTAAAACAGAAACTGGACTTAGTGGTATTCTATGGTTAAAGATTCCAAGTTGCATCAAAGGTGTTACTGAGGATGATATTGCAAAACAAGGTTTGACTAATGCCTCTGGTCTTTGTGATGGTTGGACACAATTAGTTTGGGGTACAAATACTCGTAAAGATGTTTTACAATTAAGGCCAGTAACAGAATCTTATGAACAACCTGTAGCTGGTAGATTGATAATCTTTCCAAACTGGTTAAAACATCAAGTATTTCCTTTTTTTGGTGAGGGGGAAAGACGTTCTCTAGCAATAAACTGGAATGTCTTTGATACTAAAAAAGAACTAGAAGCTCACCTTAACAGTGGATTGTAATAATATCAAAAAGAAACTTGACAAAACTTACTAATTACAATATGATGGATATAATATGAAAAATATTAAAATAAACTACAAATACAATGAAGACATGACTCTCAAAGAGTTATGCGATTATATTGACTCCACCTACGATGAACACTACAGCAAGAACAAGTTTCAAGCTACAGAGTTTATCATAGATGGTGGACATGGCGAGGGTTTTTGTATCGGTAACATACTCAAGTATGCACAACGATATGGAAAGAAGAATGGCAAAGACCGCAAGGATTTGTTGAAGGTGATTCACTATGGAATCATGGCACTATACGTAAATGATATGGAGAAACGTGATAATGAAACTAACTAATGAAACTATTAATGTGTTGAAGAATTTCTCAACTATTAATCAAAATCTTGTAATCAAAGAAGGTAGTGATATTTCTACCATGTCAGCAATGAAAAACATTATTGCAAAGGCTACAGTAGAAGAGAAGTTTGAAAAAGAATTTGCTATTTACGATTTAAATGAATTTCTTTCAGCACTGTCTTTATTTACAAATCCTAATTTAGATTTTAATGATGATTTTGTTGTTATGTCTGAAGAAGGTTCTAACAGTAAATCTTTAAAGTATTGGTATTCTGATCCATCTGTTGTCACCTCTCCAACTAAAGAAGTTACAATGCCCTCTAGTGAAATTAAGTTCAATCTATCTAGTAATACTTTGTCTGAAGTAACAAAGGCTGCAGCTGTTATCGGTGTTCCCGATATGGTTCTTGAGTCTGGTGAGTTGCGTGTTACAGATAAAAAGAATGATACTGCAAATAGTTACTCTACCAAAGTCATTGATAATGATGATACAGCAGAAGCATATAAGTTCTGGTTTAAAGTAGAAAATCTTAAACTACTGCCAGGCAACTATGATGTTCAAGTATCTGAAAAGAAGATTAGTTATTTCAAAAACTCTAATCTTGATATTGAGTATTTTATTGCTTTGGAACCTGAGTCATCTTATGGTAATTGATCATGGAAACATTTTTATGGGTCGAACAGTATCGTCCACAAATTGTTGATGATTGTATTCTACCACAGTCTCTAAAAAATACCTTCAAGGAATTTGTAGATAGTAGTAATGTACCAAATATAATTTTATCTGGTGGGCCAGGCGTAGGTAAGACAACTATCGCAAAGGCTGTACTTGATGAAATTGGTGCAACATCAATGATGATTAATGGTTCAGAGGAGTCTGGTATTGACGTTCTCAGAACCAAGATTAAAAACTTTGCATCTACTGTATCTCTTGAAGGTGGTAGAAAATATCTTATTCTTGATGAAGCAGATTATTTAAATCCACAATCTACTCAACCAGCCTTGCGTGGGTTCATGGAAGAGTTTCATAAGAACTGTGGATTCATTCTAACTTGTAATTATAAGAATAGATTAATTGAGCCATTACACTCTCGTTGTAGTGTAATTGACTTTACAATTCCAAAGTCTGAGAAACCAAATCTTGCTTCAGAGTTCATGAAACGTATGGTTAATATTCTTGATAATGAGAATGTGGAGTATGATAAGAAAGTTCTAGTTGAGGTAATTCAAAGACACTTTCCAGATTGGAGGCGTATACTAAACGAACTTCAAAGGTATTCTGTTTCTGGTAGAATTGATGCTGGTATCCTCGTTGATATGGCAGAGATAAATATAAAAGAACTTATGAAGTTCATGAAAGAGAAGGAGTTTACAAATGTTAGAAAGTGGGTTGTTAACAATCTTGACATGGATTCTGTACGGCTTTTCCGTAGTATTTACGATAGCCTTTATACTTTTCTTGATCATAGTACTATACCTCATGTTGTCGTTGTACTGGCTGAGTATCAATATAAGTCAGCATTTTCCGCCGATAAAGAGATAAATCTTCTTGCGTGTTTGACAGAGATTATGGCAAGGGCAAAATTCAAATGAGTAAAGTGATAGACATATATGATGATGTTTTAGAAGAACACAATGCTATCATACTAGATGACAATGTAAAACAAATTCATTGGAAATATGATTATCATTCTGCTCTAGAAGAGGTGAACAAACATTGGCATATTCTATGTGGTCATAACAAAGAGGAATGTGTAAGTGCTGGATATGACTGGGCTGATGAGATGTTTGATATGTTCAAAATCAAACTTGGTTTTGAAGAAAAGTATATGGTAGAGGAGTATGTAAGGATTTATTGTAATGCTCACACTCATGGACTAGAACCACATATGCATACAGATGATGGAGACTTCACCATGATCTATTATCCAAGACTTGATTGGAAACCTGATGCATGGGGTGGTGGAACTTTAATTGATGGCCAACTAGTTCCATACAAGGGTAATAGGTTAGTGGTATTTGATGCATATCTAGATCACAAAGCTATGCCTGTATCCAGAGAGTGTTATGAACTTAGAAGTGTAGTGGTTTTTAAGTGTAATGTAAAGGGTGCAAATCGTGACAGACTTGACTTTTACAAAGAAAATTAATTTTCTTAAAAGTATAGGTTCTGATAAAACTGATCATAGTGGTCGAACTCTACTGGATCATCTGATAGGTACTAGTGAAAAGTTAAAAGAGATGGGAGCTCCACAATATCTACAGGATGCTGGTCTGTTTCATTCTGTTTATGGCACTGCATACTTCATGCCAGATGATGGTTTAGTAGAGGATCGTCAAGTTGTCAAAGACTTGATAGGTGAACAGGCCGAGGAAGTTGCGTATTGGTTTTGCATATTGGATAGACCCCGAAATGAGAATATATGGAACATGAAATCTAGCAAACTAAAAGAAGATTTGATTATGTTAGAACAAGCAAATCAAAATGATATGTCAGAAAATGATATTATGAGTTGGGAAGAAGCCTATGGCCTATGAGTTAAAAGACTACCTAAACGCAATCAACCACACCAAAGAAAAGTTAATGGACACAGAAGATGAGGATTGGGAGAAGAAATATCCCCCATTTATCGTAAACAAGTGTCTGGCTCCATTTCAAGACACTATTCTATTAGTTAACGAAGTCAACCAATATCCTAATATAGACAAAAAACTTCAATTTGACTTTTTAATAAATAGTTTACGTCCAAGGAAAAGATTTACTCCTTGGGTGAAGGCGAAAAAGTTAGACGATATAGAGTATGTTAAAGAGTTTTAT